GGTCTAAGACTCTTGTAGTGCACTTGGCGTGCTACCATGCTGCTGTTTTACTCAGAAAAACTTCGCTGATCCGCAGTAGACCTTACTCGGATAAAACTGACGACACACTAATGGTTCTTTTCCTAGTGTCGTTTGCGCCTCTTCTTGTGGGCAGGGGCGAAGGAGGAGGAGCCTCTGCTCTGCATCCATTGCATGAACATTGACTGCATATCTCCCATATTTGGGGCAATCTCCGTGGTTACTCCAACGGGTACCACAGAGTTGGGCTGAGCAAAGGGTGCCGCGGGTGCTGCGTATGTTCGGGCCATACTGCCGGCGGCTGCCACCCCCCGACTCGCTACTTGTGCTAGCGGGTGGGGGATCATTGCTAATGCTGGAGCGACAAAGTCCGACACTTTGCTCACGGCACTGGCGAACCAATCGCCCAGTCCGTTCTCCTTCACCATCACTCCTGGTGGTAACGTCGATATTGCGGTCGAATAGCATTGCAATGCTCTCATATCTACTCCGGGACTCGGCCTCGCCAACACAGTTAAGTCGGCCTCCTGATAGTCCGGGAATCTTTCGATATAAACAACACTGGTTATCGCGAGTGTTGACTGAGGGCTCAAGCCCGTGAAGTAGAGACCACTGATATTGAAATCGTCGGTGTATACCATAGATGGACCTATGAAGGTTGATCCATCGCTCTGAAGAGTCGGAATGGTTCCAATCGAGTCTTCGGAGCCCTCTGTTGCATCTGCTGCCAACATCGGTAGGTGAAAGGTCTCCCCCTCGGTATTTAAGTTTAAAGTGTTGAGCGTGTTTACGCAGTAGCCGCCTTCCTTGGCATGCCACTGGCGCGATCCGGCTAAGAGCATAGCCTGCTTCGCTGACACTGGTGGGGTGTTGATCTCCCGCACCGTAGCTACTCCGGAGCCGGGAAAACCGCCTCCGGGGTCCTGAATTTGCCAGGCCTGGCCGGCAGTCGCACTGACCGGCGAGCGATAGGCTATTACTTGGCCTTGAACATTGAGTTCGGAGGTCGTATTGACAACCTCGAAGCCTTTCGCTATAACCCTGGCGGACCCTTGAAGGTAAGAATCTGGTACAACTATCTGTCCAGCTACAATGGACGTGGTATCTAGGGAAATCGGTACGCCAGCTGCCGAAGCAATGGCGGTAACACCCGCGAGGGACGGGTTTGTGCCGATTGTGCCAACCGTAAGAGTGTTCCCCTTGATGGTTGCAGTGGTCGTCGTGCCGAGCCCTGCTGTTTCCGTGGGGAACGAGATGATGTTGCAGTCCCAGTTCGCCCCCGCGAGGGAGGAGGGCACTGAGATCGAGATTGTTTGTTTGACGACTTGGACGATGGACGCCGCGACTTCGATGTCGGGGTACCCATCGCAGAACGTGTCGCTGTCGTGGAAGGGGTCGAGGGCAACTTTGAGCCACTCTTTTCCTGATTGCGAGAGGTAGTTTTGCTTCTTGAGCGTTTCGAGGTATTGGTCGGCATTTTGTTTTGCCATTGACTGAAAGTAAGAGATTTGGAATGAGCCGTTGTGTTTGTGGAAAATTCGCTTGGGCCCCAGCATACCCGGGAGCAATCCGCGCTGAACGTGGACGCACCTGCGTGTATGTGGCTACTAAGTTAAATAGCGAATGGATTGGAACGGTGAGCAGGAGTGCGCTGGGGCCGAGTGCCGCGCAAAGTCCAAAGTTCACACAGTGCATCCCAAGTGCTGGGACTGCACGCCAACCGTACAACGGGAAATTTGCTCTAGCCTCATGAAGTATTATCTGAGCCGTGAAGTAGGGGCGTCGCGTTGTACCGTCCAACAACGCACGCGCTGTCTCCTCCAAAAGAGGTGCAATGATGCCATTTCGAACCCAGATATTTACTCCGGATTTCAAAGCTGCACTTTCGAGGTAACAGGTTGCTAAGAGAGCTGCACCAGTAAGGATGCTCCAGGCTGATCTCCCGAGGAAAGTCGTCGGGGCCTTGGATTCGAAGAAGTTGGAGAGTTGCGTCAATGAACCGCAAGTCAAACCACATTCTTCTGAGATAGTCGGGTCTTGTTGAGAGCCGGCTGCCCCTACGATGTCGATATCGTACATCGTTCTTAGCAGAGGAAGGTCGAGGACGACCGGTAACTTTGTAACGCCCTGGATTGCTTTAATGGCAAGCATGCAGTCGGCTTTACTGACCCCATAGACATGTTGATAATCATCCCAGATGTTTTGTGACATTCTTGAGGGGCCCTCGCGGAACACTCCTTTAACAGAGCCGAGGGGGGCGAGTGGAGTCGCACCTACAGTTAAGTCTTCGTGCTGAGCGATGAACTCGCGCGCGACTGGCAAATGGGCCACAGATTGTTTCATACTCAAACAGATGCCCTGAATGAGTTGCGGTCTTTTACGTTCCGCGTGGTCCACTATTGAGCTGAAAAGTTTTGGCAATAACTTGCCGGGTTTGGGCCCGTATGCAAAGCCATGTTCATTTGCAGCGGACCAGAATCGCCCGCTGCAAAACTCCATGTCGACCCTGTGTCTGCTAACAGCTAGTTTTGGTCGAAACCCAGCATGTTTGTACTGGATCTGGAGTGACGTGATGACGGCTTTAGCTTCACTTGCAAGCGCTACAATAGCCACATCATCGCCCGAAACAATGGCGGACGCCCGTTGGAACCAGCGGAGGGCTTTCGCCACAACCGCACCAACCTTCTTCGAATTGGAATGTGTTGTTTTCACATGACCGCTTTCTTCACCGCGATCGATTCCGAACTGTTGTCCGCCAGCATGGCCTACAATTTTAATACCCGCCTGTTGGATGCGCTGCTGAACGCTATCGGCTTCAAAGTGCCTGTTCATATGTTTGTAGTAAGCTTCGTGCGAATCCCTGTGGACTGAAGAGTCCAACCGGGTCGCATCACACATTATATAAACGATCTCGCCATCAACGAGCATCTCGGCATCAGCAAGCCAAAGGTCGATACCCTCGGCTGTGAGGCCTGGCGCATATGTTATGCCGCCGAAACTCGAACCATCGAGATTTCGGCCATGGGGGCTGCCAGCGCAGAGGGCTTTGCTGGCAGAATATGTTATGGGTCCGAGTGCTGCCATTTCCTCAAATGGTCGAGCTTGAATGGCCCTAGGGTCGTGGTCTGGGATCACCCCGTCGGGGGCGACATCACACTGGCGCTTAACAAACAGCGTAGAGTGCGTGTTCTCCTTACTCTCGGGGAACGAATAGACTTTCTCACGTGCAACAATCAAGTTACGCCTCTTGGCGACGGGGAATCTCTTCACCCACACGTTGAAATCCACACAGATAGCATTTTCATATGCTGGACCGTAGAGCTTGTCCATGAAGTCGGGCATGTCTGCCCAGTAGCCTGGCGACGGGTCATCAAGGGGTGAAAGAACCCGCCCTGTGATGGCAGCTGCAACGTTATGCACGCAACCCGAGTCTACGAACGTTGGCATATCCTTGAAGCCTATGCCGATTAAGAGAGGCGGCTTCTTAAGCTCGCACTCCTCCATGTTCTCTTCATGAGTGGTGTGATAGGCACCATGTTTGGTCTCAATCTCTTGATCACGATATCTGTCACCAGCACAATAGGCATGCGCAGGGTCGTTATTACCAGATACACCAGACGAGAGACCACCAATGTCTACATCCTCAAAAAGGCTAACAAGTTCGTCGGAGAGCTCCTTTTCAACAGGACTATCGCACTTACGTGCTTCTCTCTTATGTTTAACCTCGGCCCAGAACTGTTCTCTGAACCTACGGAAGTAAGCAGTGATTGTGTGAACACATTGGCGGAGCCATGCCTTGATGTCGATATCAACAACAGGGCAAATCCAAAGGCCGGCTTGAAAGATCATAGAGAAGGACTCATATATCTGTTTCAAGTTGAGGCTGCCTGATGAAAACCCCGCGAAGATTGGGGCCATTATCCCCCATGCTGCGACCGAGTTACGAAGGCCCTTGCCTAAGAAAAACCTGGCCACTTCCGCTAACGCCTCGTGGAGGGCGCCGCGTGCTTCGTGGGTGTCGCGGTCAGCAATTCGAAACCAAGTACACAACTTGTGGAGAATGTTTTTGAGACGACCATCTTTAAGACGGTGTCCCCACAACGGTGCTAGGGCCGACGGGTCCAACTCTGCCGCACTCTCTGCGACCTCCCTGAGAAAGACCTGGGCCCTGTGTTGGCTGATGACGGCATGATGAATGCCGAGAGCTGCTGCAAGACTGAGCTGCGCTGACAGCTCATGTTCGGGCATGTTGACAGTACGGATATATCCGCGGGCGGCGCGGATGCAATCTTTCATCAAAGAGTCAGTGATTGGTTGGCCCTGGGCGAATTGAGAGACGCGGGAGATGAGAGTTTTGCTAACGACTATCCGTTCTCCTGCCACATCTACGATGATGTCTTTTCCCACGCTGTAAGACCCGCCTAAGGCGCAGTCAGTATCCAGGGTGGGCATAGTGCCTTGGCGAAAGGCCATCTGTCCGTAGTACGTATCGTCGATCCAGTCGTAAGCGGGTGAGTGCACCCCGTCAGGCATTACTTCGGCGTCAATATGCATGAACTCTAAAACTTCCAAAGATTTCCGGGAATACAAGGCATCCCAACCGACGGTAAGACCATCGGCCATGAGCTCCGAGGAGGCCATAGACATCCAGTCAGCAGCTGAGTGAGCGTAGTGGCCATGACGGCTTCCGCATTGATGGACAGTAACATCACCTTTGTTATCGCGAACGTAAACGAATTCGGGCCTTCCGGCAGGAACGGTGTCTGTTACAGCCCAAAACCCACCTCTGTGTCCTTCAAAGACGGAGTGGGCACTGTAGACAGTGGCTGTGGTAGTTAATTTGAGCAACGAGTGGAGTTTCTTTAGATCCATATAGTACACCCGGTCCCAGAGTATGGTATAGTCTGGGCTGAAGTGAGGGCACGGCACGTCGATTTGGCATCGACAGCTGTTAGGAACCGTAATCCGCTTATAGCGGAAGCTATCCCTTGCGGCGATAGCAGAAACGTTGTGGTGTAGGAGAGCCCCGAAGTTCTGCGCCAAGCGAGTATGACTTGGCTTCAAACCAATGCAGAGAATCTTCGGGGGTGAGCCGCCCTTATGGCTTTGAACGATGGTCCGAATCAGGAGGCCCGCCAGGGCCTGTCGAGAAAAGTGCGCGACCAAATGGTTGTGGGCAGCCCCCTGAGCGTCTTTGACGAAACGACATTCAGGTACAAGCTCCATCAAAAGATAGGCTTGTTCAGGTGTTGTGTTCTGCGGAATGTGACATACCAACTCATTGCTGGGCGCCAAGACCTTTAGTGTTCCATTACTTGGGGTCGAGGCACCAGTGGCAGGCTGAGAGTCCGAAGACGCCTTGCTACTAGTGGTGTCCGAGTCGGAATCATCCGAGTCGGACGAGGAGTCTTTCGAGTCCTCTTTTTCTTTGCCTTTATTAGTCTTTTCCTGAGAGTATTTTGCGATGCGCCGCTCTTTCTTAGCCAGAGCCTTGGCACCTCGTTCGCGACGGTCGAGTTCCTTTCTCGACACTCTTGGCTCATCGCAGGCCAATTCGGAGGTCATACCTAGGTCTCTCAATGCAGCCAAGGATTCCTCTAGGCAGTCTAGTTCAACTGCCTCTTCCCAAGATTCTACAACTGGGAAAGCAATTCCATGAGAACTTGCTGTTCCGAATCCGAGGTCCAACTCTTTATCAGTTGGGCGAGGGAGTGCAGTTGGTTGAGCCTTGTCAGAGTTATCGGGGCCACTTGTCGCTCCGACAATGGAGGGTGGTACCCGCGAGTGCTCTGGTGATTTAAGTTGCTCAACGCCATTTGAAATCTGGCTAGTCTTTGGTCGGGGTGAGACGCTTCTATCTCCGCCGCGACCTGGAGCAGGACGGACTCCTGCTCCTCGCTTTGCATTTGCGTTGCGCACAAGATCCGGATTGCAATTTCCGGAGTGGCGAGCTTTGCAGCTTGGGTGATGCTGGCGAGAGTCGAGCCTGGGGGGGGTTGGACAGGACTTAACACCGGGGTGATTGGGACGAAGTTCTGGACTAAGACCGGCAAAGTTGTGCTTGTAAGCGGCCTGGGGCCGCTGTGCCAGCTTGGTTCGGGGCTTGCGTTTATCGCCCATTGTGATTGGAAAATGTTAGGGTGTTGTATTTTGCTTTCTGTTGCGGGTCAAAAGCTGAGAGCGGGTTTATAAGCCAAAGCGGGGTTACCGAATTATATGGACCTTAAAGGATGAATTACTTCCTGGGGTGGTTATTGACTAGATCTGAAACCTAGACGCAC